ATCCCAATCAAAAGTAACTGGTTTTAAATCATTGATAAAATTTAAACCTACTTCTAAATCTTTAATATTTTTTTTATCTCTTCTATCAGAAAGAGATGAAATAGATTGAACTTGTGACCTTATAGATGATATACTTGAATTTCCTAAAGTAACTTGATTAGAACTTGTTGCTGAACTTGCTTCTGCATTAAATCCTAAGTTAGCATTGTTGTTTCCTGTTGTAGTGCCATACCCAGCACCTTGACCAATAGAAACATTACAACTTCCAGTAGTTAAATTACGATTACTTTCATAACCCATAGAAACATTTCTAGAGCCTGTAGTTTCAAGAAATTGAGAATAGTTACCAACTGATACATTATTAATACCTGTAGTATTAGTTTGCATAGAACAATAACCTATTGCTACAATGTGAGACGCGGTAGTGACGCTGTCTGCAGCATTTACACCAATTGCTGTATTTTGGTCTCCACTTGTGTTAGCAAATAAAGCCTTACAACCAACTGCTGTATTTTCTGTACCTGTTGTATTTGTTTGTAATGCTTGTGTACCTACAGCAGTATTATTTGCTCCTGTTGTATTACAAGCTGAAGCTGCAACACCAATCGCTACACTATTAGAAGCTGTTGTGTTTTTAAATAAAGCTTCTGCACCGACAGCAACGTTTTGATTACCTGATGTATTAGAACCCAAAGCCTTTAATCCAAAACCAGAATTAGTGTTTCCTGAGTTGTTTAGTTGCATAGACCTATAACCCATAGACGTATTATTTATACCACCAGCATTATCTCTTAGAGCAAATTCTCCAACTGCAGTATTATCTGTTGCAGTATTAGTATATAAAGCACAATGACCAACTGCAACATTACCAGTACCTGTTACGTTAGTTTTTAAAGCACAAGTGCCTATTGCTGTACTGCAAGCAGCTGTTGTCTGAGATACTAAAGCACAATGACCAACTGCAACATTACCAGCACCTGATGTGTTACAAATCAAAGCACTAGTACCAACTGCTGTGTTACTAGCACCTGTAGTATTTTTAAATAAAGTATTAGCACCTACTGATGTATTATTAGAGGCTGTTGTATTATTTGCTAAAGCAGTGTCACCAATTCCTACATTTTGTTCTCCTGTAGTATTGTCTAACATAGATTTGTTACCAACTGCTACATTATTAGTACCTGTTGTGTTAGTTGTTAAGGCTTGAAAACCCATTGCTGTATTAAGAGAACCTGTTGTGTTAGCTCTCAAAGATTCATAACCAAAAGCATTATTTTGTGTTGCTGTTGTATTAGCACATAAGGCTCTGTATCCAACTGCTGAATTGTCTGCACCTGTTGTATTTTTATTTAAAGATTCAAAACCAACAGCTGTATTATTATTAGCTGTTGTATTTTCAAATAAAGCATCTTTACCTACAGCTGTATTATTATCACCTGTAGTATTTTCTTTCATTGTAGTTTTTCCAATAGCTACATTAAAACAACCACTTGTAGTTTTTTCTAAAGAATCATTTCCAACTGCTGTATTGCATAAACCTGTTGTAATAGCAGCTCCAGAATTTCTTCCAATCGCTGTATTATCTGAGCCAGTTGTGTTTGCACCTAAAGCATTTAAACCAATTGCTGTATTTTCTGCACCTGTTGTATTAGCATCTAAACTGTATGCACCTACTGCTACATTACATGTACCTGTTGTGTTTAATTTTAAAGCATGACTTCCAACTGCTGTATTATTAGAAGCTGTTGTGTTTGTGTGTAAAGAACATCTACCTATTGCTACATTAAAACCACCTGTGTTAGCTGTTAAAGAAAGATAACCTACTCCAGTATTACAGCCACCTGTTGTGGTAGTTACTAAAGCACAAGCACCTATTGCTGTATTTTGTGCTGCTGTTGTTATAACATCTAAAGCATTTAAACCTACTGCAACATTGTTATCTCCAGTAGTTAATGCACCAAATACTCCTGTACCAACTCCTGTGTTTCCAACAGCTGCATTTAAAGTTCCTGTTCCATCTGTACCTACTAATAAACTGTTTGTAAAATTTGTGCCACCTTCTTTAAAGGTTACTCCACCACCAGCTGCACCCCAAGATATATCTGTGCCATCTGATGTTAATATTGTTCCATTTGAACCAGGAGCTAAAAGAGCAGAAGCTCCACTAGCATTACCATAAATTATTTTACCTCTAGCTACTGCATCAAGTAAATTTATTTCTGCTGCTGTAGAAGTT